TTGCCGTGCCTCAGAAGAAGATACTAATACCCCCCACGACTGCTCCCATATTTGAGGTAATAGAACCGTTATTTGATAAGGAGTTATTATATGTGGATTATTATGTTCTTTAAATTTGTTTATAAACTTGGAAAGTAATTCTTGAATATAGTTAAACATATTTAGATCGTCGAATTTAATAGTATTAGTACTACTACTATAACTAATATGAAAGGATAGTATTTCATCTATATTATTTATATCGGTACATGATTTAATTGGATTATTATTATATAATCCACCATCTATATAATGGGTGTCCTTCCAGGCTAATGGTTGAGCCAGCAGTGGTAGAGACGAACTCATATAAATGGCCAGTAATAATGGTATATCCGGATCCGTCTCATAATGAAAACAGTAGGGAGTCATTGTTTTATAATTAGTAACATAGATATATAAGTCTATTTTAGTTAGATCATATACCTCTTTTAAGGTTATTTTATTTGACCATTCTACGGTTTTTAACAGGGGATCGGCAAAAATATACAAATATTCTATATCAATAAGTCCTTTGGAGTGAACCATGCCTAAACACATTTCAGGAGTTATAGTATAGACGGTTTCCCATGGGCGATTGATAATATAATTATCAATAATAGACCAGTCTAATTTTAATAACACGACAAATGCTAATATAGAACTACAAGAAGTACAATGAATAGACGATAATGTATCATAATTCCATATCTTTTCTTTATGTGATTCCCTTATTATACCATAAAACGTAAAAAAATTGCTACCTCCTCCTGGCAATACTAAATGTTTGATATTCATAACTTTAATTACTGGTTTTCTTTGTAATTATATTCTCTTTAATAATTACATGTCTCATATATTTAATTTGGGAGAGATTGAAGAATTTTCCGAGAAAATTAATTTAGACGATTTATATGACAAAAAACGACAACAAGACCTTAATAAACTGGAAATTTTCAATAAATTATTAGGAAGAGTTCATCATAAAATTAAAATGGTCGGCAGACAAAAAGCAGATGAACCATATACATGGTTTTTAGTACCAGAAGTCATGATTGGAGTGCCTAAATATGATCAAGGAGCATGTATCGCTTATATATTAGATAAACTACGCGCCAATAAGTTCATTTGCAAGTATATTCACCCAAATATGCTTTTTATATCCTGGAAACATTGGATTCCATCCTATGTCCGCAATGAAATTAAAAAAAAAACCGGAATGAATATAGATGGCGAGGGCAACGTCATTAAAGAACGCCCTAAACCTCCCAGTAATCCTAGTAATCCCAGTAATCCTATGCTTCCTTTTAAAACAAAACCTGTTACCGACTTTAAAAATATAAATGAGTATATTCCTAACCAAAATATAGTCTATAACTCCAAAATTATTAATAAATTAGAAGACAAAATGAACAACCATATTATCAAACTCAACTAACCTCTCTTAAAAATATACTAGCCTTTTTAGTATTTTTTTTTACATATATCCTTCATTCAAAATTACCCTAAAATTTTCCCAAAAAAAAGTAGTAAGCCATTTGGCTTTTGAAAAAACGAAAAAAAGGCATTTTAGACTGACCTCGTAACAAAACCTAAAATTCATCAAAAAACAAGGTAAGAATTATGGTAAGGTCATTTAGTCCCTAATATCCGCCAAAACGGCGACTACTTTTCGAGTAGCATAAAAGTAGTAAATTACTACTTTTCAAAACGGATTTTTAAAAAGGAATAGTGAAAGGTAATCAGTCAGGACAATATTTTATGAATTTTCAAGTTTTGTGACTGTCAGTAACAAATTTAGCAAAAATGCTACTACATGCTACCTCGAAAAGTAGTAAATTTCTAGTCGGATTTTTGTGTAAAAATGCCGAGTGCTCAAATGGATACCATAATTGCTTATAAAGTTTGTGATACCGTTTTTATTAAGTAAGGATTAGATAAATAATAATAGTTTATAGTTAGTTTTTCCTTTTGTTTTCTTTATACTTTAAAAATTGAAACACTTTTTGCTGTATAGACTTACCTTACCCCCAGACCAAGTTATAAAAAATGACTTTCTTCCCCCCCAACTGCTTTAGTCTTATCCTTTCATTTATGCCTACGACTAAACCCGCCCGAGACCACAGCCGTAGAGTTGCTACTGTAATTAAACTTAGTATAGACGTGGCGACGGAAGAAGTCGATTGGTTTCTTGAGGCGTTCCTTGGAAAACGTCCAATCGTACCGACCCTATCTATTTATGAAATTTCTGCAAAATATTATGGGTTTACTTGCCACGGTGCGAGAAATCACGGGCGTTTGAATCGTCGCAGGCAGTATAAATATAAACGAGTTGCTCCCCACCATGTAAGACAGGCGGTTAGCGCATTCCAATATAATAGGAGGAACGACCCCGAACTGTTATATGATTGCGAATTTATTAAACACCTAAAAGAATACAACCTTCCTCATATATCCCATAAATATAATACTTTACATTTAGAAAAATGGGACGAAGAAGAGGAGGAGGGCAGCTTTTATAGGCGTCATATTTTACAATACGAAATAAAAAAACAGATTAATCCATTTGGTGGAATATACGAGATAAAAACGTTACCTAAGGCGTGCGAACTTCAACAATATTGCCGAGACAATAAAATGAAGGGATTTTCCAAACACAAAAAAAACGAGTTAGTTACCTTTATTATGAAATATAATTTAGACTAAAATAAATAGTTAGTTTAGTTAAATAGTTTTTTATTGTGTTCCATACATAGGTAGTTTGATGAATTGGTTAATTCATATTCATGATTCATTGGATATTATCACTGGATATAACCACTTGATATAAGGTATTTAGAAAAATGATTAAATGAAATAGGGCATGCCATTTACATTTGGTATTAGGGTCATTCTCTCGTTTCAAAAAAAAGATAGTAATAGCCGCTAATAAAAACGTAATATAAGTGGAATACCCAAATAATATTACTAATGATACACCGTAAAGGATGGCAACAAATAGATCTAATAACCTTAACCAGTCTTCATATGTTTGTTTATAGGAACGCATATGATGCAATGTAGAAACAATTCCTAGAGAGATATTTATAAAACCAAACCAATGTGGTAGATTAGTTTTATATAGTAATATAATAATACCTATGATTACAAATAAGAAGGAGGTATATACTGTCCAATAAATACATTCCGGGTTCCAGTCAGGATATACGTATAAAGGTAATTCATTTAGGGTAAAATTACCTTCTAGCCCCATAGGCATTGTCGGTGTAGCCATAGTGGTATAAGGTATATCTTCACTCATATACTTTAAGGAATGTTTATAAAGAGATATATATCGGTATAAAGAGATATATATCGTATGAATATAGCGCGTGTAAATATACGACGAATAGTTTATAAACACGTGGATATTATTCATATAGAATAAGAGATTGTATGATTAATATTCTAAGAGTAGATGAAACACCTAAGTTATAACAATAATGGTGACGTCCGACCTATTATAGTCAATCATCTTCGATCCGTAAGGTTCCCGGATAGATGCGTAGGCATTTTTCACACATCTTTTTAACTAAATATTTATATATATATATATATATAATGTCGTCTCCATCTCCAGATTTAGAAAAATACTTTAATTCTCCAACCAATTTATTCCGGACTTATAATTACCGTTCTAGGTCTCCAAACAAAACTAGGAAGAAATCCCCAGATTTAGAAAAATACTTTAATTCTCCAACCAATTTATTCCGGACTTATAATTACCGTTCTAGGTCTCCAAACAAAACTAGGAAGAAATCCGTCACTCCCAAAAAATCTAAATCCTTCGGCAAGTATTATTTAGGAAGTATTTTTGCCAAATCTGCAAAAACTAAAAAAGCAAAAGAAGACAGACTTAAAAGGTTAAAATCATATATAGAAACCACAAGAAATGCGAGGCCAAGCTATAATCAAGATATGTTACCGGAAAGTATGTCTGCGAATAGAGTCAAAAAAGAACAGGAGCAAAGACGTTTAGAAGAGTATGTTGAATCGGTTCCAGCTATGAGAAAAGTATATGAAGCCATACAATCTGGACAAGAAGAGGGACGACTTAAGAATTTAGATTATCGTCTAAATAAGGTTAGATCAGGAACAGGAAAAGGTATTCGTAGACAAAGAAGATCTCGTAGAAAATATCGTAGAAAATCTCGTAGACGTTAATATGTTCCTAATGTATATAAAGATAGACTAGTTAGGGTGAACACATGATATAATGTATTTATTCTAGTCTTATAGGTGTTGCTTAAGGAACTCTTTAAAGCAGGTAGCATCTCGGTATAAAGATATTATATGCTGTTATGTTATGAGTAATATATATACATGTAGTGCGTGTAAATATACTACGAACCGCTTATGGAATTATAATAAACATGTTAAAACGATAAAACATTTGGCGGCTACTCAGATAGGAGACGACAATTATAATAAAACTATAGTAGGTCATCAAATAGTTAAAGAAAATATAGAAACGTTGTTTATATGTAATGATTGCAATAAAAAATATAAACATAAAAGTAGTCTTTATAGGCATTATACGCGATGTTTAAAAACAATAGTATTATCTAAAAAGGAGTATGAATTAGAAATGAAATGTAATAAATTAGAAGGAAGATTAGAAGCCTTAAAGAATATAGAAACGAACCAAATAGTTAATCAGGTCGTTCATTATAATCCCACCAATATAAATATATATCTAAATAATAACTATAAAGATGCGATGAATATGAAGGATTTTGTGGAAAAATTAACGTTAACGATGGAGGATTTGATATATACTAAAGATATGGGATATGTTCGTGGAATTAGCAATATATTGCTAAAGAATCTCAAAGAACTATCGTTAGATCAACGCCCTATACATTGTATAAGCGAGGCTAATACCAAAGAATTATATATCAAGGATGATAATTCTTGGGAAAAAGATAAAGGAATGCTAGATAAAGGAATTACTAAAATAAAAAAATTACAAATCAAAGATTGTCATAAATTAACCGAGGACGACGAATTTTTAAAAATGGTAAAACAAGTAACCGACACAAATAAAGCGAATAATAATAAAATTAAAGGCATTTTAAAATTAAATACGGAACTTATATTTTAATAGATTACCCGGCCGTAATGCTTCTTGCGACGCCGAGACTGTTTCCGGCGACAGAAGGAACGCTTCTGCCCACTAGCCCACTTACATTCAGACTTTCGTCTGCATGTAGACGATTTCTTTTTTCTACAAGGAGAACCCTTTAACCGATGTCTACGATAGGAACGAGTTTTTGTACTAGGCATTATATAATAGGTTAAGAAAAAAATTATCTCATAGGGTGATATCTGAAATTTTGTCTCTCTTCATTCTCTTTCTTTTTTTCAATCTCTTCTTTCTCCTTCCTTAATAGTTCTCGCGCGCGGTAATCTAGGATAGCGTCCTGGTCCTGTTTCTTTTGTTTTTCTTCCTGCTGTTTTTTTTCTTCTGAAGTTATCTCTCGTCTAGGGATAAATCCATATGGTTCTCTTGTATTTTTATTAGTTTCTTCTAGATGACGATAGTTATCGTGTCGCCGTTGATTATTATCAACGGATCGCATGATAGGGGGTGGGACAACGGTACGAGGTAGATTATTATCGTCTGGCTCTAGATTATTCTTATTCGGTAGATTTTTATCGTCTGGCTCTAGATTATTCTTATTCGGTAGATTATTATTATTTGGTTGGTCGCAATCAATTAAGGTCCGCTGTTTTTTTGTAATTAAATAGTATTCATATACTGATGTATATATTTTTAAACCCTTAATATAGTCGTTATTACAATCAAAATAGCACTTGGCGATAGTGGCTCTTATTTTAGGAATCATTATATCTAGGGTTTGCTCTGTTAAACTTGACTTAATAATCCATCTATTATTTTTTTGTTCAAATATATCTTTGATAAAAGAATATAGGCTTTCTAAATTTTTATGATACCGCTTACGCATGTCCTCGATATGTTGTTTATATTTAATCCCTAACTTGGTCTTGTCTATACAAGTGTATCGTATTTTGTTATTAAGGTCATTACATAGTTTAGTGCTACAATAATCCTTGTATAGAATATCATTCTTGGTGCTAGACCGTTTATTTTTATTTTCGTTATATGTTTTGGTTCTATAAGCGCATTTGCCTTTTTTGCCGGTAAGATTTTCTCTAAAGAGTTGGATGCTATTTTCATAAAGGATTTGTTTTGTTATTGGGTCTTCCCATTTAAATAGATCGGTAAAAGTCTTTGAACCGATTTCATGGTTCCATTTTTCTATAGATTGGTTGCCAGATTTATCCTTTAGTTCTTTACAAATGGTTTGAGCAGCGGGTTTTCGGGACTCTTTTATAGCGGATTCCAAATTATTTAGTCTATTTAAACAAAAATTATCGTTGGGAATCTCTCTAAAGGTTGTAGGAGTCCAGGACATTAGTTTTTTATACGATGGATTTTGTGATGATGACACCGGTTTAATGGTGTCTACAATTGCAGCAAATACATGCGCAATCTTAACATAAAACTTACTTAATTGCTCACATATATATTCTTTACGGACCGGATCTACTAATCTCTCTTTATTCCATGCAGATTTACTTATACTATATATCTTTTCTTTCACCTTAATTCCTTTACCGAGCGTTTCTACCTCACTTAATGTGAAATTTTTATCAAACGCCTTCTTAGTTAGTATATTTAATTCGCTACAATACTTGGGATCCAACAAGAAATCCATATCAGGATTTTCCAATATATAATCTGTCGCTATCTGGTTTATTTCATTTATTGTTTCCGAATTACCTGACTTAGATTTAGCATTGCCCATTATAATTTATTTATATAATAAAATTGAATATATATTTAAATATATAGTTAAAAGGTAACTAAGGAATGAGTTCAAAAACTCAAAAAAACCGAGGAACCAAGACCAAAGCAGAAATAAAGAGCATTTGGGATTCATTTGATGAGGAAGACGTGACAAAAACCCCAATAGAATGTGTATATGACCAAAAAGTCAATATAGAATTTTGTAAATTGTGTTCGTCTTCTCTCGCATTTAATGAAGAGCATCTGATGACGTGTACGAATACTAGTTGTGGAATAATATATACGAATATAGTGGATGATGCAGCGGAATGGAGGTTTTATGGTAATAGTGATAATCCGGGTGCAGATCCTACTAGATGT